CTGACGAGACCGTCTAAACAAAAACAGGTTGACGACTGCACAGTGCAGCGTCTAAACTTGCCAACATACCGACAACGAAACAGGAGTCTGCCATGTTTACTGAACGTGAAACCTACCTCGCCGCCGCTGCCGTCGCTTTGCAGCACGATGTGTTCCCCTCCGCGAATATCGCCGCTGCCGACTGGTCGCAGCGCAAGTACCGGGTCGCCTGTGGATTCCCCATTGGCTATCGCGGTAGCCGCACCGGCAAGGTCACCTTGGGCCAAGCCTTCGACCCGTCGATCTCTGCCGATGGCACCTTCGAGGTGTTCATCAACCCGATCCTCGACAAGCCGCTCGATGTGGTCGCGGTTCTCGCCCATGAACTCGCCCATGTCTGGGCCGGTATCCAGTGCGGACATCGTGGCGAGTTCGCCCGTATCTCCCGCGCCATTGGCCTCGAAGGCCCGTTGACCTCGACGGTTCCCGGTGTCGAGTTGCGCGGCAAGTTGGAGGGCATCGTCAAGGTCTTGGGCAACTACCCTCACGCGAAGGTTGACCCCAACGCCCGCAAGAAGCAGGGGACGCGACTGCTCAAGTTGTGGTGCCGTGACTGCGGGTGGACTGCCCGTGTCTCTGCCCTGCAAGGCAACCGTTTACACGCTGCATCGGCTTGCCCGGTTTGCAGCGCGACCGACTCACTCAAGGTGGAGGGCTGATCATGGAACGCACATTCTCGCTGCCGCTGTCTGACTCAGACCGCGCCTACCTCAAGATGCACTCTGTGCGTCAAGGCAAATCACCGAATGCACCGGACGATGTCCTGCTTGCGGTCTGGAACGGGGTCGATCCTGCCCCGGTTCCCCGTGCGGAACTGGATGCCGCGACCATCGATGGCATCCGCAAGGACGCTGTCGCTGCTGCGGTTGCCGCAGTCGAGCAGCACCGCCCGATTCGCATCGAGATCAAGCAGGGCGCGGAGATTCGCACCCTCCCCGATGGTCACCGTCACCCGGTCTTCGGTGATGTCCTCGCGGCCCTCTCCGTTCGCGAGAACGTGTACTTGGTCGGCCCTGCCGGGTCGGGCAAGACCACCATCGCGACCCAAGCCGCTGAGGCTCTGGGCTTGCCCTTCTACTCGACCGGTGCTGTCGGCATGGCGTACCAGTTGCAGGGTTTCATCAACCCAGAAGGCAAGTACATGGAGACCGACCTCTATCGTGCGTATGTCGGCGGTGGGGTGTTCTTGTTCGATGAGGTCGATGCCTCATCCGCACAGGCACTGCTTGCCTTCAACGCCATCCTCGCCAACGAGATCGCTGCGTTCCCGCATGGCACGGTTAAACGCCACGCGGACTTCGTTGTGATCGCTGCCGCGAACACCTTCGGCAACGGTGCGGATGCCCAGTACGTCGGACGGAACCAACTCGATGCAGCGTTCCTCGACCGGTTCATGTACGTCACCATGGACTACGACGAGAAACTGGAACTCGCGATTAGTTCCAACGACGAGTGGACGCGATATGTACAGGCGTTTCGCCGTGCGGTTCGCGCCCACAAGATTCGCCATGTCGTCTCGCCCCGCGCATCGATCAAGGGCGGCAAGTTACTCAGCGCCGGTCTCTCGCGAGACAAGGTTGCGGAGTCGCTGCTCTGGAAGTCGATGACCGCAGCCGACCGCGCCAAGGTGTCTGAGTCTCTGCCCCGTCAGTTTCAAGAATGGAGCAACGCAGCATGACCGACTACAACTACAACGCAGACTCATGGGATGAGTTCATGCATGACCTCAAAACCAAGCCTGTCCTGCCCGACTGGAAAGGGGTTTGCGCGTCGGAGGAACGCGACTATCAATTTACCCGCAGCCACTCATGGGAACACTGCCTCGAACTCGCAGAGCATGGATGCCCCACGACCACTGAGGCCGTCGAATCCGCGAGTGTGAAGGTGACTTTCGAGGCGGGGCCGACTTGGGAATATGCCCCGGTCGGCGCGTTCCCCTGCATCCCCGGCTACGCCGCAGGGGTTCCAGAGAACATGTTCGTTCCGCAGGACGATGGTGCATCGAACGCGAAGCCCATCGTTCGCATCGCGGTAAATGTGGTGTGCAGTGCATGGGTGAATGCACAGGACATCATCAATCGCGGTGCGGCAGTCATCGCTCTGATCGACAAGATCCAAGGCGCGGGTCAGCGCGTCGAACTCGTCGCCTTCTGCCACGTTACGGCTCATGGCAGGGATCGCATCATCGCCTCCGTCACGGTTAAACGCCCAGAGGAACCGGTGGATATGGATCGGATCGGATTCGCTCTCGCTCACCCATCGATGCTTCGACGGGCGATGTTTCGGGTGACTGAGTTTATCTACCCGAAATACATTGGCGGGTACGGTCGATGCGGACACTTCGATGATGTGCTGAAAGATAGCGACATGAACATCAAGGCAATCGGCACCGACCGGGTGACCTACAGCAATCGCGACAACGCTATCGCTGAGGTCAACCAACTTTGGGAAAGGGCGGCATCTGCCGCCTAATCCTTTGACAAATAACTTGCAATCAAATAAACTTCTAATCATCGACAACAGGAGAACGAAAATGGACATCGAAACAATGACAGCCAGCGACAAGGTATCGCTGCTCGAAGGTCTTCGCGCCAAGCGAAAGGCTGAGTCTGCGGACATAGCAATCGCGATGGGACTTGCACTGGCATCACACTTGGATGCCATTGGCATGAACCGTGAGGCCGGTGAGGTCGAGGCAATCGTCAGTCGCGTGATGGCAGGTGCAGCATGAACTACCAATTCAATATCGGTGATCAAGTGATGTGGCGTGGCGGTTGGGGACGCAATGCCCCTGCCCCTGCGAAGATCATTGATCTAGGCGAGAAGAACGGTGAGCCGGTCTATGACTTGGACAACGGTCACTGGGCATACGAGCATCAACTCAACCGCGACGAGCCTACACCTCGCGACATGCTCAAGGCTGCGCTGATCCTCGCGATCACCGCACCGACAGAAGAGCAGACAGACATGGCAGTCAAACTGGCAGATGATATTGCTGTCGCATTGACTGCGCGTGAGGTGCGCGACGTGCAGCGCGAGATCGAGCGCGAACTTGGGGGTCGAGTATGACTTCCGAATTCTTTTGGTTCATGCTCCCTCGCATAATGGTCGGCTGTGTTTTTCTTTTCATTGCTTGGAGGATCGCGACATGGAACAAGTGATTGACCCTATCGTCGAGCAGTTGGATCGTGAGTATCGATTCCTTCGATCTGAACTGGAGAAGGAAGTGAATCGATTCGAAACGATTCGACATCAACACACTGTCAAAACAAACCAACTCGCGGATGACATCACCCGCAAGTTCTTTGAACTACAGAACGCTAAACTGGAGGCGCGTCGCAATGAACGAGGCTGATATCGAAATGATCAAATATCAAATCGCCTTGGATAGAAACGCTGATTTGGAACATCAGATCCAATTAGCAACACAAGGTGCGGCCACTAACCAAGAACTGCGCGGCATCAACTTCCTACTCCAGAAGATCCTTCTGGGGCAGGCACAGATCAACGCACGATTGGATGACATCCAACGCACCATCAATCCCGGCAAGTGGGAACGTGAGCATCCCGAAGATGATGATCACCTCACTGCCGATATGTTCTAGGAGTTTAAACATGGAACGCATGTTCTTAAATCCGGTGGACGGGGAGATCTATCCCGAGTCTTGGTATCACAAAGAAAACATCGATCTCTCATGCGCGATTGAGGCAGTCACCATTCACGGTGGACTCGCCTTCGATATCAAGCCAGAGAACATCGAACGCATGGAGTTCAAGGACGTGAATGCGATTGCTTTGATCGCTGAGTTCACCGCTCACTTGGCTCGTCACGCCATGGAACTGGATGATCCAGAGGAGGCAGCAGAATGCGCGTCAGTCGCGGCTTATGTATCTCGAATCATGATGGAGAAACTGTCGGGCCAGAAGATGGCGAGGCACTGACGTTCAAAGATTCGGGCGGGAACCCCATGGTCTGGGTGTTTCCCTGCCCCGGTCGCATCTGGAAAGATCGATGGGTCGCATTCACCCAAGGGGAACTGTTTAAATACTGGAAAGGTTCCCGTGAAGAATGCATTGTCTGGGCTGAGTGTTTTACCAAAGGAGAACTAGCATGAAGAAGTGGATTGTTTTGATGGCAGCATTGGTGAGTGCAAGTGCTTTCGCAGGTACGGCCTACCTCAAGTACGAACGGGTCACGGGCATGACCAAGCAGTGCGTGTATGATTACTTAGGCAACGAATACACGAAGACCATTCGCTCGACGGAACTCTGCCCTCTGTCGATTCAAGTGAGCAGATAATGATCTTGATGCGGCGGTGATCAGACCCCCTGATTGTGCAGTACCGCTGCTGAAAAGAGACCCCGGCACCTGTCACAGGGTGTCGGGGTTTTTTTGTTTATAGTTCCGGCCATTGTTCGTGGGTGTGGGTGATCGCCCGATCTGAGTAACGCCCGGTCGGTAGGTCATAGTTCAGTTCGACATCACCAATCGCGCCGACCCATTTAAACCGGCTCTTCCAGACATGCACCTTGGTCTGGTTCCCGACGCGACCTACGGTCACGCCCATGTCTGCCTTCGCGAACCACGCCGCACTGCCAGAGATGTGCTGCCCCTTCGGAACCCCATCATCTGGGATGTGCTTGGCAGGGTGAGCGACGAACCATGCATGGAGTTCATGCGACTTACAGAATAGGACGATATCGGTCAGCATCTTGCTGATCGCTTGATGCTCTGACTCGCCCGACATTTCGAGGTAGTTGTAGGGGTCGATGATGAGACCTCGAACGCCCATTCTCATGACCGCTTGCTTGGTTCTGTCGATGATGGACTGAACCGTGCAGGGCGCACCGTCATGGCTCTGGAGGAATACGAAATGCTGGTTGAGAAAGGCGAGTGCGTAGTCCCTCTCATCGCTCGACATCCTATCGTCCCCGAAGAAGGGCTTTCCGATCACCTTCTCCGCCAACTTCGCGATGTGCATGTGGGGTGGGTTCTCGAAGGACGCGACCGCGAATCGCCATCCCTTTTGCATGGCGATATTGATACATATCTGGTCGATCAGTTCGCTCTTACCGGAACCGGGGAGTCCCGTCACCACCGACAACTGGCCGGGGAGGATCGTGTAGAGGGGGTCGAGTGTGGCGAGGCCCGTGCTTGCACCCTTGACTACCCCGCTCTCGTAGAGGGAGACGATCTGAGACTCGAAATCCTCTGGGAGGTAGACGCCTTCGAGGGGGAGGGGTTTAGCGGCTGAGAACGCCTCTCGTAAAGCCTCAGGGCCATACTTCTGGAGGGTCTCGTTCGCATCCTTGGCAGGGAGCGAGGCCAACCAACACTTCGCCCGTCCGATACGACGCGCCAGTTCCTCGACGAGTGCTTGACCCGGCTCGTCATTGTCCGGAAAGAACACCACCCTCTGGACAGAGTCGATGAGTTGTCTCGCCTCCCAGACATACGAGAACTTCCCGTCCATCTTCGGATCGACCTTGCCATCTGAGACCTTCGCGGGTGCGCCGTTCGGGACAGAGACCGCAGGGATACCCGCAGCGGCAAGTGCGAGGACATCCATCTCCCCTTCGCAGATGACAAGATCCGTCAGGTCTTTCGGTAACTGGTTTAAACCGAAGAACGATCTGGCAGAACCTTGCTGCGTGAATTCTTTCTCGCCTGTGCTTCGCCACTTGATCGCTTCGGGATGCTTCGGATCGCCGTAGACAAAGCCGATGCAGGGTTGGACCCCGATCTCTGCGAAGTACTTGTTGGAACCGACGAGTGGAAACTGGGTGGCAATACTGGGGTCGATGCCCCGTCTGGTGAGGAAGTCGGTGACGATTTCTAGGATGTGTTCTGTCGGTGGATCGACGGGTTTGGGAGGGGCTTTGGCTTGGACTTGGTGCTGTATTTGTTTCATGAACTTCTCTTTCCTGACCGCTCCGCTGATCCCGCAGTGAAAGCATTGGTAGACCACCCGATCTGATTCGACGGTGACCCCCATGGTTTTCTCATAGGATTTCTTTCTGGAAGGGGAGCAGTGTGGGCATGGGATTCGTCCTGTTTCAACCTGATTGACGATGATTTCTTCTGGTGTCATATCGTTTCCTGTTTAAATAACTCGCCCCTTTTCCGGGTGGCCGGGTCTACCCGCCGCGCCGTACTCAGTGCGCCATGCATCTCAGCATGACTCTGGAACTGCTTTCAGGGGGATTACTCCATGCCTTACTTGCACAAGTCCAGACCGGTTTGGCCGTGTAGCCACCCACCATGTTGTCAGGGGCAGACAGAGCATGGATTTACTCAGGCACTTTGGGGCGGGCAGGATGTTCCCCCTGCACTCACTTACGGCTCGCCTGACCGGCGACCCAAGACACGGGGAAGTAGGGTTGTGAACCCAAGAGAATCCAGATAGGATTCGTCCCGTGTCTTTTGTGTCGCAACTCAAGACTACCGTCCCCCTAACCTGACGGTCAAGCCCTTAGAGAGAAATCTTTAGGGGCTTTTTTATTTCAACAGAGTCCGAAGTACGAATCGTTACGTTTCGGACGTTTCGGACAGTCTGAACACCTTAATTTCTGAACGCGGATTCTCTTTGTCGAGACCGTGATAGACATGCTTCTCTTTCACCTGTCTATCGTTCTCGTAAATGTTCCCTTGCATCGCATCGAGTATCACTGACTCATCGAGATCAGGTCTGCGTGATGCGTAGAAGATCCGTAGATGTACGGCAACGTCTCCTGATATCAGCGGATTCAACTTCGGACACTGCCACTGAAAGTCTTTCAAGTACGCACGAGCCTTCGCGGACTTGATGAACGCAGGTCGTCCGTTTAAATGCACTAGTTGCCTGCTGTTTGCCTTACTCGCAGGTTCACCTAAAACAATAAACGAAACAATCGGTAAGTCTGTTGACTTGTTATCTGTTGATATGTTCACATAGTCACCTGTTTCAATTGGAGGAACTCATGAAGATAGATCGAAATGTTCCACTGCCTGATCGAATCGCAAAGCGATTTAGGATCGGGCCATTACCACTCGCGGAGATGAATGTCGGTGATAGTTTTGTCATTGAGATCGATGCAGATGATGTCGAGTTGTCTCGCATCCTTCATTCACTTCGAGTCAGGCTCAACAGATTCACTCAAAAGAATCCGAAGTTCAAGTTCAGTTCAAGCAAAGACAAGAAAGGACTGAGAGTCTGGCGCGTCTAACAGGAGAACACATGAAACTTACAAACAAGCATGGATTACCCGACACCGTTGTGAGGGCTTTGACCCGTAGCGAATACAGCAAGGGAGAAAGCAATCGCAGCATCACTCAACTCATCGACTCACCCCGTGTCCGCATTCTCCGTCAGGAAAACTGGGAGAATATGGAAGAGGATGTGAGCGATAAGATGTGGGCGGTTCTGGGTAGTGCCGCACACAAGATGTTTGAAGAGACCGGGGATGATAAGCACATCACCGAAGAGCGTCTCTTCACGGAGATCGAAGGATGGGTGATCTCTGGGGCCATTGACGTACAGAGAATCGAAGACGATGGCATCACCGTCATCGACTACAAGACCACCTCTGTCTGGTCTGTGATCCTCGGCAAGGACGAATGGGAAACGCAGTTGAACTGCTATGCCTCACTCGTCCGTCGCTCGAAGGGGCAGAAGGTCAAGGCTCTGAAGGTCATTGCCATCCTCCGCGACTGGAACCGTAGGGATGCAGAGGAAAAGCAGGACTACCCGAAGGCTCCCATTGTCGAGATCGATATCCCGATGTGGGATGAGTCCGAACAGGACCGTTACCTTGAGAGTCGTGTCACCCTTCACCAATCCGCTGAGTTCCAGAGACTCACAGGCGCGGAACTTCCTGAGTGTTCAAAGGAAGAGCGATGGGAGAAGCCTTCGATCTGGGCTGTCAAGAAAAAGGGTAACAAGAGAGCGATCAAACTTTATACCAACGAGAGCGAAGCAAAGTCTGCGCTATTGGATGGTCAAGAGATTGAGTTCCGTCGAGGAGATCCCGGTCGTTGCACGGCTAACTGGTGCCGTGTAAACGCATGGTGTTCTCAGTATAAAAAATACTTGGACGAATCCATCAAACCCGACGATTCAATCCTTGACCTTTAACAAATAACTTGTAAACTCGTTACATACCAACAGGAGATTGTATGACTGAAGTATCTGGTCCGACTTATGCAGAGATCTGGACGACCCTGTCCAAGATCGATGTCTCAAAGCATGTTGAAAAGAAGAACGGGTTGTCCTATCTCAGTTGGGCATGGGCATGGGGTGTTCTCATGCAGCAATACCCGCAGGCTGACTATTCGTTTGCACCCTCTGAGTTGCATCCTGATGGGACGGTGACGGTTCACTGCGCCATCATGATCGGTCAGTGCCATCGAACGATGTGGCTCCCGGTCATGGATCACCGCAACAACGCCATCAAGAATCCCGATGCGCGGAAGATCAGCGACACGAAGATGCGCTGCTTGGTGAAGTGCCTCGCCATGTTTGGACTCGGGCATTACATCTATGCCGGTGAGGATGTGGTCTCGACGGAACCTGATTCCGCTCCCGTCCTGAGCAACGATGAAATCGCTGCACTCAGTGAGCCGCCCCCGAAGGAGAAGAAGAAAGTTCCGACGAAGAAAGGTCCGAACGATATCCCGACCGAAGAGGGTGCCGCTGAAGTGGTTGGCAAACTCATGGAGTTCGCGAACAAGTTCTGTACGGATGAGGCAGGACTCGTTTCATTCTGGAAGGAGAACAAGCAACTCATCGACATCTTGGACAGTAACTATCCGAAGCAATATGAATCCCTCAAGAAGGGTTTCACCGAACTGAAGGCCAAACTAGGAGGAAACAGCAATGGCTGAGTATCAGAACCGTGACATCACACAAGGCGCACTCTTCATCAACAACAGGAAGACTTCGCAGAATCAACCCGACTTCCGTGGGGAACTGACTCTGAGCAAGGCTCTCCTCAAGGAGTTGGTCGAGAAGGCGAAGGCTGGTGAAGAGGCGAAGATGTCTCTCTCTGTCTGGAAGAAAAAGTCGAAGGCAGGGAATGAGTTCATGTCCGTCGCCGCCCAGATCTATACCGACTACAAGAAGAAAGATGAAGCAGAAGTTCCGTTCTAACAGGAGATCAATATGAAAAAGGTAAACAAGTCCCAACAGATCCGCGACCTGATCGATAAAGGCGTACCCAATGGCGAGATCGTCAAGAAGTTGAAGGTCTCTCAGCAGTTGGTCTACATCGTCAGTCGTGCCTATCGCGGAAAGAACGTCCCTCGAAAGGCGGTTAAACGAGTCGGAGCCGTTAAGAAAAGCAACGTCTCTGATCTCATCGCCGCTCTCAAGACCATCATCAAGGCTCTGGAGAGGGCGTGATGATCAGGTGGTTGCGTGATCTGTACCTTCACTGGAAACAGATACGCGACTGGGATTGGAGATGTGTCCCTCCCCCGAACTGGAGATCCAGTCGGGGTGGGGGCGGATCTAGAAATAGGGACTACTGGTGAAAGACGAACTCATCAAGACTTTGCAGATCGGCGTCAACCTCTCGAACGAAGACAAGTTCGACGAGGCCATCAAGGAGTTCGACAAGATCGTTGAACTCCATAACGCCATGGTCCAAGCCATCATCCAAAGGGGACGCAGTCACTGGGAGATGAAGCGGTGGGATCTGGCAACTGAAGACTTCGAGAAAGCCCAGTCCATGGACCCGACGAACATGGATATCCCATGGACGATGGCTCTCATGAACCTTCAGAAGCAAAACTTCGCCAAAGGTTGGGAGACCTTCGATCTTCGATGGCAATCGAAGAAGTTCGACAGCCCACGCCTCAAGACCAACAAGCCGCAGTGGAGACCCCACAGGGCTTACAAAGATCTCTTGGTGTGGTCGGAGCAAGGGGTGGGGGATCAGATCCTCTACTGCTCTCTCCTTCGACACCTCAAGACTCATGTCCCGGAACTGACGGTCATGGTCGATGCTCGACTGATGCCGTTGTTTAAACGATCGTTCTCAGATATCCAGTTCGTACCTCAGAACGCACGGGTCTGGGAGATTGATTCGCAGATCCCGATGGGGAGCATTGCCAAGGAACTGGTTCCGGAGATGTCGGATATCCCAAGGTTACGGGCGGACCCCTATCTGATACCCGATTACGCCCGCGCTAGTGCCATTAGGGCGGACTTTAACCTCAAGCCGGGGGAGAAGTTGGTCGGCATCTCTTGGGCCTCAGGCGCACCCAGAATCGGTAACCATAAGTCGGCCCCTCTGACGGACTTCCTGCCCCTATTCCAGATCCCGAACGTCCGCTTCGTGACCCTCCAATACGGGGACCACTACGCTGAGATGTACGAACTGGAGAAGACGCATGGCATTCGGATCGAACAGGTTCTGGATATCGATAACACCCAAGACTTGGATGGACTCGCCTCGCTCATCACCGCCTGCGATGCAGTCGTTACCGTCAGCAACGCGACCGGGCATCTGGCAGGGGCGGTCGGAGCCAAGACCTTCCTCTTGGATTCCAACAAACTCTGGTACTGGAACAGTTGTGTGGGGAACCAGAACCTCTGGTATCCCTCTGTCACCACCTACCCCAGAGACAACGCCATCGCCCCGTGGACCCCGCAGATCGCAGCCTTAACGGAAGACGTTAAAGCACACCTCTCTGCTGAGAGTCCTGTCTCGACGTTCGTGTTCTTTCGGACAGGGACAGAGGAGCAGATTGCTTACACCAAGAAGTTCGTCGCTTCGCTCCGCGCATCGAATCCCAATGCGGAGATCATCATGTGTACGGATCGACACACGCCTGACATTGAAGGCGTTACCCGTCGATTTGAGTTGACACTCGACACCGACAACTGGATGGAGTACCGACTCCAGATCTATGCCGAACTACGTTTAGACAAACCGGCCATGTACTTGGACGATGACATGATTGTCCAAGAAGCCATTGACCCTAAGAAACTATTGGGGAACAGAAAGGTTCTGCTCTGCGAAAGATCCTTTGGTCGAGATCTTTATTTCAATACGCAGATGAAAGGGATCGACTTCTCAGAGCATAAGGGAAAGAGGATGCATGATGTCTATCCGTACCTTGCTTGTGCGACGGTAACCAAAGACTACCTCTTCTGGGCAGATCTTTTATTCATCATGGATCACATCGATCCCAAGTACCGCAGATGGTACGGCGATCAGGAATGCATGAGGATCTGGAAGCAGACTTCAAGTCAGGGCGACTACGGCGTACTGTCTGAAGCGGACTACGCCTGTCTTCCAGAAGAACTCTCTGGACGGAACCCGAAGATCATTCACTACAAAGGAAGCCGCAAGTCGGAGATGCTCAAATGAAACAAGTCCAAGGTTGGTGGTTGCCCGATGAAGAGAACCATATCGGTCAGTACTTCGAAGCCATCAATGCAGGTACATACCAGCCTGCCCACCAGCGCGAGTCGGTTAAACACTGCACGAAGTTCCGTACAGCGGTGGATATCGGGGCGCATGTCGGACTCTGGGCGAGAGGTCTCACTGAGAAGTTCGATACCGTCATCGCCTTTGAACCCTGCGAGGATTTCGCAAAGTTACTCGCACAGAATGCGCCGAAGGTGAAGACCATTCACCGCTATGCACTGGGGGAGAAGGAAGGTTCCGTGAAGATCGTGATCGAACCTGACAACACCGGCTCGACCCATGTGGCGCGTGGCGCTACAGGCGATATCCCCATGCTACCCCTTGATCATTTTCAGTTGACCGATGTGGACTTCGTGAAGATCGATGTCGAGGGTTACGAGTTGGAAGTGGTGAAAGGCGGATTCGATACCTTCAAGAACAATGATCCGGTGGTGATCGTTGAACAGAAGGATCGATACGTTGTTCCTGAACAAGGCAAACATGCGGCAGTGCGATTCCTGATGAGGGAGTTGCAGTACCGGGTGGTGGGACGAGTGATCGATGATTGGATCTTGAGGAAGTTATGAGCGACCTAAACGAGTTTCAAATTAAAGACCCGCACTACGACAGGTTGATTATCAAACAGCCAGAGTACGACTGCCCAGTTCACGGCACCGTGGTTGGCGCGATCATTGTCAGCAATGTCATTGACGGCATTACGCAGCGGTTTTGTATGAGATGCTGTTTGGAAAAAATTATAGAGATCGGCGTGTGCGAAGTCACGGAGAAGCAGCCATGACCCACTACAATCTTTTTCGCATGGCCGCAGAGGTCATGCCTGAACTGATAATGCCCTCTACGCCGGAAGAACTAGAGCAGTTTGCCAACATCGTTGCTGCTGGTGAGCGGGAGGCGTGTGCTGCGATTGCAGATCATGAGTCAAAACTAGCAGGAAGCCCCGGAACAATAATGGTGTGTGACCGTATCGCCGCCGCCATCCGTGCGAGGGGAGATAAATGAGAGTCTTTATTGGATATGACAGCCGGGAAGATATTGCCTTCCGTGTTTGCGAGAGTTCAATCCGCAAGCACAGCAAGATTCCCATTGATGTCTGGCCGATTAAACAACAGGAAATGCGCGAGCGTAATTTGTATTGGAGAGATCATGACCCGCTCGCATCGACCGAGTTCTCGTTTACACGCTTCCTGACCCCGCACTTGGCCGGATACAAGGGCTGGGTTCTCTTCTGTGATTGCGATTTCTTCTTCCGAAAAGACATCTCAGGTCTGCGTGATTACATGGACCCTGAGAAGGCGGTGATGGTGGTGAAGCATGAGTACAACCCGCCTGAGAAGATCAAGATGGATGGGAAGGTACAGACCCAGTACACCCGCAAGAACTGGAGTTCGTTCATGCTCATCAACTGTGAGCATCCTTCTGTCCAAGCATTGACTCCCGATGTGGTGAATAGACAGACAGGACTCTACCTCCACCGCTTTCAATGGTTAGAGAACAAGCACATTGGCTCACTGCCGATGACCTACAACTACCTTGAGGGTTGGCATACCAAACAGGACTGCGAAGATCCCATCGCTGTCCACTTCACTCGCGGCGGTCCTTGGTTCAAGGACTACATGCAAGTCGAGTACGGTGATGAATGGATCGAACACGCAAAGAGGATTACCCATGAGTGACGTGAATGAAGAAGATGTTTCTTACTTAGACATCCCTTCGGCAAAGACTGAGGAGAAGGTCTGGTGCAAGATCGGTGAGGCCGGGAACTTGGAGTTCGTGGACTGGAAGATCATCAAGGGGATGGCTGAGGATTTCGATCTCAAGCGTCCTCAAGATCGTACTGAACAGATGTTGATTGCAAAACTGATGTGGTTGGTTAGAGAAGAAACCAAGCGGGAGTTTGGCAATGAAGACAAGGCAGGATGAGTTCTATGATGATTGGGACAGGGAATGGGATGCCATGTCCCATACTACAAGCGAATACCAGAGAGAGATTAAAGAACTCAGGGCTAGGATCTTTGAGTACTTAAAGGAAATAGCAGAGAGAGATCAACTGATCGAAAGCATGAAAGAAGAACTCGCCCTCCAGAATAAGTACTGGGCGAAATCACTTGGCATGGACAAATGAACTGGCAGAGAGAAGACATCCTCGAAGTCCTCTCATGGGTTGAGGATGCCGCTGACGATGTCAATGCCATCACCACGGAACTAGAGTTCATTGTGGTGAGCGAACTATTTAAACGATGTGCCGATGAAATCCGTAACCTGCGAGCAGAGGTTGCGGAATTGAAGAGAAAGAAAACACGCAGGAGAAAGATATGAACTTTGAGAACGACTCATCATTTACCGAAGTGGATTACGCCATCGAAGAAGCGCAGTTCTTGGCGCAGAAAGAAAAGATCAAGTACTCCGTTGTTCAAGTCAACGGGCCTGCTGGACGTAGGCTCTATGCCCTGCCGACAGCGAACGTAGTGGAAGTCATGATTCTCGAAACATTTACCCCATGAACCCAGTGGTGAATCTGCTCCCTTGGGAGTATGAATGGGTCTGTCATGTGGGTGCGAGAAGGTTTGCTGCGAACTGGTTTAGACCAGATGCCAAGCACTATCACCGCGACAGGATGGAAGATGATAGGACGGCACAGGTTGCGGCCTGCGCTGCGGAACTGGCGGTAGCCAAACACACCAACCGCTACTGGTCAGGACATGTCTGGGACTACAGGGATCACAACCAGTACAAAGATATCCCCGATGTCGGGACGAACATCGAAGTGAGGCGCATCCGTACAAGGGATACCGCAGCGGTGAGGAAGAAACAGGTCGGGAAAGGACTGGTCCTATTCGTTGCCAAGCCTGTCATGCCCGAGATTCGTAGCGTTGAGATCTATGGATGGATGCACTACGACGAAGCATGGGCTGTCGGAACTCAGTCTGACTACGATCCTGATACACGGCTCGTTAGCGTAGAGCATTTAAACACCTATGAACCCTGAACTCGAAGAGATCATTGGTCGGATCATCAAGAACAACCGGAGGAGTCTGGGTCAGAACTCCCTGATGTGGGCGCTACTCAGTGATATCTCCAAGCAAGTTGAATGGTACGACCAAAAACTTTCCAAGAACGATTGGAAATGGATCTTCACTGCGGCACTACGCAAGCAGCGAATGGTTCCGGGTATCGATGGGGGGATGGTCTTTCTGGGGGAACCCACCTCAGGTATGTCCAAGGAAGAAATCTCAGACCTGATCGAACTGATCTACCACTTCGGGTCGGAGAGAGGTGTTGAATGGACAGAACTGGACTGATACCCTCGCGCTAGACAGCGTTCTCCTGTTTGCTGTCAGTCGGTGTAATACCCTTGAGGGGGGTCAGATTTGACTCCCCTCTTTTTTCGTCCAACAGACGGACGGTCTCAGCCAACAGATCCAGTTCGGATAACTTGGCAATCTTCATCAGAGCCTTGGTTCCGTGGAACCCATGAGTTCCCCGGTGGCAATCCACACAGAGTGCGACGGTCAGGTAATCACTCGCCCGGTCGCCCAGTCCATGACCGGTACGGATGTGATGGGCTTCTGTGACAGAGGTCTGGGGCTGGCCCAGCAAGGAACAGAGGACACACTCCAACTGTTTAACCTTGCCGAGGTATTGACTAGCCTGCTTGTCTCTGCTCATCGTAGGCCAGTCTCCTCAGTTGCGGCATGATCTTCAACTGGAGATTCATGTTCCGGTCGAGTTCATCGATGATCCTTCTCTTCTCAGCCGGATCAATATCCATGCGGAGGATGACATCCTTCTGGTCACGATATCTCTTCATCAACTTATCGAGGACATTCACGCCGCTCTTGAGTTGAAGAATGTTCTCGTTCTCAAGCATGTAAGCCTGAAGTTCATCGACGCGACCCTGATCCTTCAGGGCGTTGATGCTTCCGACAATACCATTGATATTCCGATCCAGTTCATAGAACTGTTCCTGCAATCCCGGTCGGTTTGCGGTCGTGAAGAACCGTCGCACGAACGGATACTCAAACCACTTCCTCTGCGGATACTGCATGTCGTTATCGCGAAGCAATGTATCTGCGACATCGAGGGTATAGGTTCCAAGGCTACCAAGGTAACCATTCATCAAGTGATCCAGTTTCAGCGGTGAGATACCGGTCGCTTCGCCTACGCGACGAGCGAGTTCGTTCGTACCGAATCGCGCTTGAGCAATCGCATCTCGATCCTGCATGTACTGTGGGACGATGGGCCTTCCCGTGAAGGTGTCGTAGTTCGCGACCGTCTCAAGGATCGGCAAGATCGCCTGCGGAACAGGGTTAAACGCCAAAGTGCTGGTCGTTGCGCGGAGAAGTGAATCGCGCAGATCCTTCGACGTAGTGTCTCCATAGGACATGTCGAGGATACGTTCCGGGATTGTCTTGAAGAGGATACCCACTTCGAAGGGAATCGGAATCTTTACGGCAAAGCCCGGTTCTTTATTGGCAAGGTCTGCCTTCTTGATCGGGATCAAGTAGTAGTTGTCCTTCACTTCCTGATTCTCGTTCTCATATAACTCATCGTCAGAGATCATGGCGTAGTACAAGCCAGTCAATCCGACCATGAGTCCTGCGCGAACAACGAATCTCTGGATGTTCTTACGACGGTCTCTCGTTACACCAGAAGTTCCGGTCGCCGCCTGATACAACTTGTCGAGACCTTGGATACGCGCATTCAAGAACGGCACCGTTGCGGTGACGAGTCTCAACTGCGGGTTCCGTCCACGCCGTCCGTAGTTGATGACAGACAGCGCCTGATAGGCGGCTTCTACCCAGTCGCCTGTTCTCTTGAGCGTGTCCTCATAGACCGCATTGCGGGTCGAGGCTTCTGCCTTATCGGAGATTGTTCCAAGGAAATCCCATGCGCCTTTAAGTGGACGGACATAGTTCGAATTAACGACCTCATCCCACTTCGTCTCTTCGCGGACAGGGATCTCATGCCCTCTCTTACGAGCCTCGTCTGAGAGGAACTTGACCACATCCTGCGGATCACGGGCGAAGTCATATCCGCCTACCACACCAAAGCGGGTAAGGTTATCCAGACCGCGATTGAAGTTCCGTGCAGTATCTACCGCAGGGATGATATTCGCTCCGCTTGTGAGGAGAACAGAGACGGTATCGCGGGCCATGTTCGCGATGAGGTAACCCGGTTCACGGACAATGAGTTCTCGCAATACAGTCGCCGGAACCCTAAATAGATTCCCCAGTAGCCCATCCAGATTGACATCTGGGATCGCCTGCATGGATTCGAAGATCAGCGGATCGTCGATGAATGCAGTGACGCGCTTGCCGTTGACCTTGAGATTGACGGTCGGTTTCCCTTCGACATTCTCTCCGGGTTGTTTAAACCGACCCATTCCAATGTTGACCATGTCCCTGACGATGCGCTGCTGGGCGACGTTCTTCATGCCCATCGCAATCGCCGCATCGAGGTTGGAGAGAATCGCCTCCATGAGCGGGACGTTGATCCCCTCCTCACTGCCTCTCAAGGCTTTGAGGGTCGATGCGGTGGTGAGGTTACCGCCGAATACACTTGGGTCAGAGATGTCCTTACCGGTCTTATCCGTTCGATAGAAGGGGAAATAGTCGGACTGACTCAGCCACTTGGTTGCACCCGCATCGTCGATCATTCCCGTATCGCGCAGGAACTTGATGGTGTTGGCGTTGTACGCCTGCCATGCGTCATACCATTCCCTGATGATGGGCTGACCGGTATTCGGGTTGATGTACTGATTCGCCTCCTGCTCAATCTCTTGCAGGAACTTGGCATCAGCAGGTACGGCTTTTCCTTCCTTGCTTAAACGCTCTCCGCGCTTGGCAACCGCATACGCCTGAGCCAGTTTTTCAAGGCTGGCGTTGTAGGGATTGTTGTAGAGCGGGGCGAGGACATCCAAGAGTCCCTTGTACTGCCTGCCGTTATGGACGAACGGATCGACACGGAATCCGCCATCGACATAGACCGGAACGCCTTCAGTGATCGCCGCTGCGAAGATCGCCTTGCTTCGATCTGCAAACTCTGCCGCTGCCAGTGAACTGACTGCCGCAGTGTTATGCATTAACGAAGGATGGTTCTGGTTATAGAACTCCAGACGTGAGAAGTTAAAGATCGACTCCTGACGAATCTTATCCACGGTGTCCCGGAACGGGGACATCTTCATGGAGTTGATCACTGTCTTGGCAGGATCTTGATTCGGAGGATCGGGAACAACCTGATCCAGAATCGTCTTGATGTTCGGGTTTTTGTAGTTCGGCTGGTTCTTGCGCGAGTAACGCACTTCATCATCCGGGGTCAGTTTCAGACCTTGCTCCGGATTCTGTGCGACATAGAGCGCATCAGGTGACGCCGCTAAGTTGTAAAGCGGAACCGCAAGTGCTGGCGTAGATTCGATATCCGCCCTCGCATTCTCAACCGCTTGGTCGAGTTGCGCTTGCGGTCTTTCAATAGGCGTTACTTCTGCGGCGGTTTTTGCTGCGCCTTGCTGTCCTTCTTGTCCTTGCCAGACGATGCTGCCGTCACCGGCAAGGTCGATGCGCGATGGAGGGTACCGACGCTGTAGAAGTTCAACTTCTTGTAGTCTTCCTCTGTCGCGTAATGAGCCGAGAAACGCTTCTCCATTTCTGTTCTCCTTCCAATCGTTCTTTGTAGAGGATAGCACAACCTGACTAACTATGGAACGGTCAGGCTTTACTCCGGTTTCATCCGCCGCTTTATTTGCTGCGCTAATAATTTTTTCAACTTCGTTCCTGCGCCAGTTGCCCGCAAAGTTTAAAAGACGAATACCCGGCATCCCATCGATAAGGATTTGCTGGAAGCCCGGAGCAATCGGATCACCTTCTTTATTCTTTGGTGCGAACTCAAGGAACTTGGAGAAGAACTTCGTCGCGTTATCAACGGAGTCAAGGTTAGGCGAGAGAATGTCAATCGCCATGTTCTTGCCCGAAGCAAGTGAACGGGTGTTGATGATCTCCGTCTGCTGGAAGGCGTAGCCGACCATGTCCATGAAGTCATTGACGGCTTCAGGACTCGCGACCGCATCTAGTTGAATCGCGCCTTCTAACCATTGAAGGTAAGCGCCGACACCTGCGACGTTCTGTTTAACCCGGATACCCGCAAGGTCTGCGAGGAAATCAATTTCTCTCTGAGCGACATTGACGGGTATTTCTTTACCTGCGAGTTTGTCTGCGAGGACAGAGTTTGCGCCGGGAGCCAAGCCAATAGAAACACGGCGCGTGTTACCACCAATGATGTCACGAACGAACTCTGCATCGACGCCCATGGCTCGTTGCATCGTCACCCAGCCAACAGCCTGAACTTCGCGAGCGGTCCAACCGCCCCCATCAAAGTTCTGTCTGTTGAGCATCTCAGCGACATCGTTGTAGAAGTCGATGCCGTACTCGTACTGCGATTCTCCTGAGGTGGTCTTATCTACCTGAAGTCGATTGGCTGCTTCATCACCAAAGTTCTTGCGGATATATTCCTGCACGGTCGGATCGACAAAGCCGATATCACGCTGCGCCCAGACATCGATTGCCGCAGGCTGTCTGCCACGGACATCACCACGAACCACCGTTCGCGTATCCAACCCAAGTTCGCTGTCGAGGAAGTCGAGGAGTTTGTCGCCTACACCGCCCTCTGGAACTCTGTCGCTCAGGACATCAATCAGTGCCTGCTGGTTTAAACCTGCCTTCTTAACTTCAGGTTTACCAACGGCCATGTCCGCCGCTCGCAACACGTCCGTGAATCCCTTCGTGGGACTGGCGCGTTTCTGTGAGAGCAGCCATGCGAGTGCGTACTTCGGAGTCTCATCACCGAAGATGGGACGGAAGGCTTCATCTAACTGTCGATACCACCCGCGAGCATCTTTGATTTCCTCCATGCTCATGAGGGTATTGACACGGTTTAACCAGTCTTCGTTGGTGATCTTTCCAACCAAGAATGAGGGTCTACCCGGAGCCGTCAATTCAACACGTTCATTACGGGGCGCACCGACACCGGGTTCCCGTGCGAGGCGGCGACGAATGCGGCCTTCGGCCTCTTCAGGTGTAACGATATCTGCAAGAGGACTGCGGCGAGATTCAAGGATCACATCGGTCTCAAGACCGAAGTCACCCATGTTCCCCACAGCAGACTTAATCTGATTCGGGTTGAAGACCGCAAGGTTCTTCTCACCCTGCTCTTCGACGTACATGGAGTCGTAGCCAAGTTCCCGGATCGCATCAAGGATTGGCGCGTTGCCATCCGATCCTTCGATAGTCTCCCAGTTACCTTGACCAATCTCCTCGACCATGGACGCGGTGATATCTGCACCGTTCTGTCTTGCTCGACGAACGACAGCGCGGACATCGTCCTTATTGTCGTAGTCCCAAGGACGCTCTGCCCTGACATAGACAGGCATCAGATTCGCACTGGAAGGCAGGCGAGTCTGGATAGCATTGAGATAACGGGAACTGCGACCTTGAGAAGCCACCTCTTTGATGGCTTCCAGAGACTTGACGTTGATGGCTTTGCCATTCGCAATGTCCCTTGCGATTCGATCACGCTCGACGCGCATCTTGTCAAAGAGTTGCGGTGAGAATGCTGCTGGATTGGACAGCGTCTCGTTCATCACATCCAAGACCTGTTGGTCTGACATGAAGTCCGGGAAGTTGCTGACCATGTAGTTGTCAGAGAGGAACGCAAACTCTTCTGCGAAGGTAGGGTTCTTGGTGACGAAGACAGATCCGGCTTGCTTCGGACGGAACCGATCAATGATCGCTCCAGTTCCGTGGTAGAAAACTTGCGGGCGACCCTGTCCGTCTTTGGCTTTGCTCTTACCGAACCAGCGCCAGAAGTTGGTTAAACCCTGTTCCGTGTTTCGGGTTGCCCTGCCAACTTGTTCTGCGCCTTCTCCGCCAAGGAAAATGGGACGGCCTTCGGCATTGGTGGTCGAAACCGATTCGCCTTCGACAGAGATACGGGGAGGCAGACGGCGGGATTCCAAAATGTTTGGGCTATAAATTTCAAATGTGCCGACGTTACCAACAGCAGATTTAATTTGATTTGGATTAAACGCAACAATTTCGCCAATGTTTCCATTGCGACTCTGGATGATTCCATCAAATCCTTGATCTTGCGCCCTGCTCCTAACTTCTGTGGTGATATAACCTTTTTTATCGTAAGCCCTTTCTACTATACGAGATGCCTTGTTCTCACTTTCACCAAGCCTTACCAAGGCTTCTATCATTGGATCTACAGAAATAGATCCATCTATGATAAGTGGATTTTTGATGGACACATAAGCAGGGACAATGTTTCCGCCTTCGCGTGTTGCGTACTCTCCAGCAAACTCAGGAGACGGAGTGAAGTAAATACCGGTTCCAAGAGCGCCACCTAATCTACTTGCCTTGAAGGATTTAATGTCAGCGCCAGTCCCATGATAAACAACAAGAGGCTGACCATTAGCATCAACAACCTTACTGTTGCCAAAGAATCTCTTAAATTCAGGCGTATCAATCTGCGGATTACGAATACGCGACTCCATGATCTCTGCACCCTGAAGAAGTTCCGGGGGGAGATCTGCCGTAGCCCTTGGACGGGCCGCAGGCGGCGCAGGAGGAGCGGTAGCAGCAGCAGGCGTAACGACGGCAGGGGCTGGGGCAGCGCCTCCCAGAATGCCCGCTAATCGTTCCGGAGTCGTACCCGCACGGGACAGCGCAGCCTCAGTGGCACGGAGGGTGCGGATCTCACCACGCTGACGAGCGCCCACCTCGCCACGCTCGAAGCGGGAGAGGATGTCTCCGTAGGTCTGGAACCCAGTTCCGGTGAGGGCAGAGCGTAGTCTTTGGAAGAACTGCGCCATTCTCTCCAGAAGGTTCCGTGGACGGCCTGATACCTTCAGTTGCTTGGCGGTGTAGTCACGGAACATATCCGCGACCGCCTCTTCGATCTGGATCACCCCACTACGATCTGAGTAGTTGGTCTTGGCGATGTCGAAGTAGGTCTGATTAGTACCCGGTTTCTTGACCTTGGTGATGGCGTTCTCAAGGTTCGACCACTCGTCCTGTTTCCACAGGTCCAGAAGACGGGCAGCATGGATCACCTCGTGACCCATCACCTGATTAAGAGCATTTAAACGCTGCTCTGGTGTCAGCGAGCCATCGGGATCTACGCGATCCACTGCGAGGAAGATCTGCTTTAGGCGCGGATCGAAGAAGGCTTCGGTCTCCTCGCCTGCAATCTCTCCAGTCGGCTGGATCAGGTTTCGTTCAATGTTGAGTCCAATGTCGTTGAGTCCATAACCGCGCAGGGACTGACGCAGTGCCTTGCGGATGGGGACAAGATTGCCTACACCACCCGGAGGAGCGGGCAATGCTAGAACCGGCTTCGGTTCTACCTTGACGCCTTGCTTGGAAAGGTCTCGCTTGAGTACCGAAAGCGTCTCATCGACCTTCGGATAATCTTTCGGCAACCGCGCTGCTTCGATGATCTGATCATCGGTCGGGGTCACACCACGGGCATTCGCGCCTTGAATGAACTTCGAGGCACGAACAAAGTTCTCACGGTTGTATGGCTTGAACTCAAAGACTGGAAGTTTGGTCGCTTTGTTAAAGCGCGGAAGTCCAGCAAGTTTCTTGAAGAACATGCGCGACTCGCCGTAGTCCATGCCACGAATGGAGTCTTTGCCAATGAGATTCTTGGCAAGCGCATCGATCTCTGGAGAATCAATCTCAGAGGTAACATTCTTAGAACGCAGCAGATCCGTGATCGCATTCAATGCTGCATTCTTGTAGACCGACGTGATGGGACGGCCCGTGACTGCATCGTAATTGCGGATGAAGTCGAGAGTCGGTTGACTCAACGAAGTTGTCTGAAGGTCAATCGGGATGTCTCTCGTCAAACGAGAGAAGTCATTGCCGAGAGAACCGCGAGTCTCTTCGAGGGTAAAGACGTTGCTCTCAGGCTTTCCTTCCTGAGAACGCATCTTGTTGATCTCTTGAGCCTTGGTCAGGTTCTTGATGACCCGAGGCTGACCACCCTCCGGTGTGTACTCGTAGCCAATGACACGACCACGCTTGTCCTTGGCTTTGGGCAGGTTCTCAACCTGACGCCAACTCAACGCCTCTGCGTACTGAGGGCCGACCGTGTTGGCCGCTTCGTTGATGGCAACCGCAGAGAAGTTATTCGCATCCGGGTTGAGGGTGCGATAGCCGTAACTGAAAAGGCTCTGCGTCGTTTCCGGATCGTAGTTCTGACCCGAAGTTTCCAGAGAGTTGAGGATTGCTCCACGAACATTCTGGTTGACAACCTCTTTGTTTAAACTAAAGGCAGTGGCATTCGCTTGCTCGAAAGTTCTAAGCGGCTGGCCGTAACGCTTACCTTCGGTGTCGATGATCGAGAAGGTCGGTTGTGGATTCCCGGCTTCATCGCGAATGGTCTCTCCCTGCTGAACAGAGAACTGACCAAAGTTCGGGAAGTAATCACCTAAAGTACGAGCGATCTTCTGTCCATAGGCAACGCCGAACTCGACATCGTTTCGGAACTTTCTTGGACTTCCCTCTAAAGAAAAGAATTCCGAGACATCTGGAGGGGCGATAGTGTCCGCTTGAGTGCGAGCCTCAGCCGCCTGCGCGTCAAGGTTAGCCTGATCTGCCTCGCCCTGAAGACGGCGCTGATTCTCAGCCTCAAGGGCTGCACGGAACTCTGCGGCTCGACGCTCTTCTTCCTGACGAAGTTCCGCCTCGCGTTGGCGATCAACCTCGTTGGTAATATTTGCACGGGCAAGGTTGTACTCTGCCTGTTGGGTAGGAGAGGCAATCTCAATACCTGCTCCAAGGCCAAAGCCCACCGCGCCTTCCAGTGCCGCAGCCGAAGCCACGCCGCGCATGGTCGGAATGTCTTCGAAGCCCTCTCGTTGAAGGGCAATGTTCCCTGCGATCTGTTCCTGTGCAGCCTGAATGAATTCAGGTGCGGCTTCCTTCGTTCCTGCAAAGAGCGCCTTCGTCAACGTGCCTTTGGAGGCAGCATTGCTGGTCGCGACGTTCTTGAGGATGCGACTCGCGAGGGCTTTTTCCAAACCCGTTCCCGCAGCCAATCCGCCCAATCCCGCGCCAAGCAGGATCTGATCCAAATTCTCGCCACCGTATTCCTGAGCCAGCCTTGCTCGCTCTTCGATGACATCTTCTGGAAGACCCAGTGCTTCCAGTTCGCGTTTAACCTCATCGTAGATGGTGCTTTTGACGATACCTGCACCGCCTACCGCACCGATGCCGGTTCCGACACGAGCCGCTGTGGCAGCACGAGCCGCCAATGTACCGCCGCGCAGAGCCGCACCGGCAAGACCACCGGCAATGGTGGGAACTGCGGTACCGATACCTTGTGCAAGAAAGTCCACCGGGGCTGTGGCAAATGCGCGAAGACCCGCAGTCAGTTGTTCTCCAAGTCCTTTGTCTTCGGCTTCTTGGAAGATACGCGCAACTTCTTGTGAGTCTTGCTTGGACTGTGCGCTCAACAAACTGCTGAGGTAATCCTCAACACCGCGAATGTTCTGAGAGGCAGCGTTATCCGCGCCAAGAGCATCCGTTAAAAAGCGAACGCCTTGAGCAACACCTGTTGCGGCTTTAAGAGGAACGTCCGCAACCTGACGGAATACGGACTGATCTTCGGGTCTAACCGGCTGGTACTGACTAAAGATCTGATCGAGGTCCGCATCAGTCGGCGGAGCATCTCCGGTCAGATCAAGTACAACACCCGTCCTTGGATCTGTGACGCGGTAAGTAGGCATGTGAACTACCGCCGCACAACTTCAACTTGATATCTTGATTGTGCATTAGCAGGCTTTTCGGCTTCCGTCTTACGCAACTTCAGTACCTTCGTCACATCGACAGTGGGGATCATCGCGCCATACTGACGGATGGCTCTTTCGACGAGTTTCTCCCTCATCTGATCTTTCTGCTCTGGACTCAAATTCATCTGCGCTGTGAGCATATCCTCGATTCTTTCCTCAGCAGACTCGACTGCATTCAAGAACGCACGGTTATCCAAAGCCTGTTGTTGCGAGGCATTGGCAAGATTGCTTCTAACCGAAGCATCGTAGGTGACAAACAACTGAGCAGCGCGGTCCTTGCGATCCCGATCATTCTTTGCCACATCGCCATAGATGTTGGCAATCTGACCAATGGTCTCGCGATCAAACTGCATCTTGTCGATCTGAGCCTGTCGCTGCTGTTGAGCCGACTGCAACTGCAATTGCTCTGCACTGCGACCTTCAGCCGCCGCTTCACGACGCCCTTCACGAAGGGTATCCATAGCAACCTGAGTCGCTTGTCTCAAGCCTGCGGCAGGATCTCCACCCATTACGCCCGCGCCAAGGCTAGTCAAAGTTCCGGCAATCGCCATACGACGAGCCTCATCCCTTGCTTCCTTCTGACGCTGCAATGCAGCCTGTCGGTAAGGATCAAGATCAAGGGGAGCAGGAACGCCTTGGGTTCTTTGCTGTTCGATGAGATCGATTAAACGCTGTTGTTGCTCAGTGATTCCGCTGGGGGCCATCATTTCACTGATCATGCCCGGAACACTGAGGTTTCCACCGGGTGCCGCCGGAGGACGTGTAGCAGCGCCAACATCAGCGATGCCGCCCGGTGCAACATTAGGCGGAGGCGCGACAGGCGGTTCAGGAGTGGCAGCAGGCGCAGCGCCCGGAAACAAAACCTGACTGGATGTGGCTTCAGTTCCAAGGCGCGGTCGTGGTGGCGTAGGAGCAACAGCCGCTTCCATCGGCGGAGCCGTAGACGGAACAGGAGACAACGCACGGGCAGGATCGATGCCTTCGTTTCTCAGCAACGCTGTCGCTTCTTCAAGACGGCCTGCTTGAGCAAGCGCCTGTGCTTCGCGAATCACAGAGAACTGTGCGCGACGAGGAGTAAAGAGTCGCGATAAGGCTTCTCTATTTGCAGCAGATCCTTCTGGGGTGGATACGAATGGCAGTCCGCTTCTCTCTAAAAAGGATGGAACTGTTCTGCCTTCCTGCATCCGGTGCGGAACTTGCCCACCTCGATACATACCAGCCGGGGGCATCGGCGCACCGGTCATAGGCTGCTGCATCGGCGCACCCGGAGATGCTGCGCCCGGAGGTGCCATCGGAGGCGGTTCCCCACCACCCGGTGCAGGACCACCCGCACCAGCAATACCACCCTGAAGGATCTGATCCTTAACAGTCGGTTCGTTACCACCCTGACGCGCTTGGAATCTCTGGCGCATGTCCTGACGGCGCTGCACCTCAGAGATCGCCAAGAACTGTGGGATCTGCGGGGGAGGATTCTGTGCGTACTGAAAAAGGACTTGGTCAGGAAGTCCTTTGACCATGTCTTCTGCTTCAAGAATGTTCATGGTTTAACCGCCTCCCCTACCGCCAAAGGCTTGGTACAGACCTAAGGCTCCTAAGCCGCCACCGAGAAGTTGTTCACCTGCTGACGGAACTCTACCAAATGTGGAGACCGTGCTGCCGGGGTTAATGGGTACGCCCTGCAAGAGATTGCTGAGATAACCCAACTGTTCCCGTCCGTATGCCTGCTGACGCAGGAAGTCTTCGTAGCCGATATCGAGGCCACGCTGCATGAGATTGCGGCGATCCACACCGACAGACTGCAATGCGGCAAGTCTCTGAAGATCCGTCTGCTGTTGCTGTCCACCCAGACCAGAGAGAAGTTCCGCCGCAGCCAGACGTTGGGCCTGACCGGCACGATCCGCTGATAAACCTTCGAGGCCGAGCAATGCCCGCTGACGCTGTTGTTCGATATTGAACTGCTGCGCCTGCATCTGGAACTGCTGCTGTGCGCGACGGGCGGCATCGGTTTGTTCCTGAGCCGATAGGCCAAGACGCGCTGCTTCTTGTCGTGCTGCCTCTCCAGCCTGTTGCGCTTGCAACTGGAACTGGGCCTGCTGCTGACGTGCGCCTTCTTGGGCTTGGAATCGGGCAAGACCCGACTGATCCTGTGCCTGTCTGGCCGCTTCAGTCTGCTGGAACGCACTCTGTCTAAACTGCTCTTGAGCCTGACGTGCAGCCTCTTGCTGCTGCTGGGCGGAGAGTCCAAGACGGGCCGCTTCCTGACGAGCCTGTTCACCGGCTTGTTGCGCCTGCAATCCAATGTTCGCTTGGAACTGACGCTGTTCAGCCGTCATGCCGAACGCCGACTGACGGAACTGCTCTGCTGCCTGCTGTGCCGCATTGTTCTGCTGTTGTGCAGACATGCCCATTTCCGCAGCGCGTTGACGAGCAGCATCACCGGCCTGTTGAGCGCGGAAGTTAAGTTCTGCCTGTTGTTGACGAGACTGTTCTTGGGCTTGGAATGCGGCCAGTCCTTGCTGACCCTGAGCCTGACGAGCCTGCTCGCGCTGTGAGTACGCACTTTGTCTAAACTGTTCAGAGGCTTTACGGGATTCTTCTTCCGCCTGTTGAGCGGTCATGCCCATCTCAGCAGCACGTTGACGTGCTTGCTCCGCAGCCTGCTGTGCTTGGAAGCCAAGGTTCGCCTCGAACTGACGCTCTTCCTGACCCGCCTGATAAGCACGAAGCCCGAACTCTGCCTGAGCCTGTCTCGCTGCTTCGTTCTGTTGCTGTGCTGACAAGCCAAGTCGTGCGGCTTCTTGACGGGCAGACTCTCCTGCCTGTTGAGCCTGAAAGCCCATCTCTCCTGCACGTTGACGGGCGGCTTCCTGTGCTTGGAATGCGCCAAGTCCGAACTGCGCCTGCTGCAATCGCGCAGCACGATCCGCCTCGAAGGCTTCGCGAGCCTGCTGGAATGCAGCCTGTCCACCACGGGCTTGGATATCAGATAACTGCTGACCCAGATTCCGCTGACGCTCTGCTTCGAGGAGAGCCGAACGGGTTCCACCCAATGCACCGGCACGAGCGGCTTCTGCGCCCATCGTCGGACGCTGCAATTCTGAAGCACGAACGGCTTCGCGTTTCTCAATGTCCGTAACCGCCTGCTGGAAAGGCGACATGTACGATTCAATCGTACCGGGCTGTGTAAACGTGCCAGCCTCAAAGCGATCTTGGAACGTGCCTGCCTGATAGCCGGGTGTGAACGTACCGGCTTCATAACCCGGAGTGATGGTTCCGGCTTGGTAACGATCCGTGAATCGTTCGCCTTCAAACCCCGGTTCAAAAGTTCCTGCGGTATATCCCGGCTGGAACCGACCCGCTTGGAACTGTGAACGCAGATCCTCTGCTTGATAGGTGGGGCCAACTTGACCCGCCTGATATCCCGGAGCAAAGGTTCCTGCTTGATAGGTAGAGGTTACTCTTTCAGGAGCAAAGCCAGAGGTATAAGCCTGCGCTTGGAAACCGGGTGTAAACGTGCCAGCCCTGTAGTCTGATGTGATAGGACCAGCCTGATATCCCGGAGTCAAAGTTCCAGCGGTATATCCCGGACCTACCTGTCCTGCCCGATAACCCGCATCGAATTGGCCCGGTGCATATCCGGTCTGGAACTGAGTCGCCTGATAGGTCGGGGTGATTTGACCCGGCTGAAATGATCCAGCGATATCCATACCAGATGGCATCTGACCAAAACCCACACTGCGGGCAATATCAGTCGCCATGCCGATCTGTTCAGGACGTTTAAGTCCCGCGATCTCTTGCTGGGCGCGAGTTTCTTCTGGAGCAAACTGCGCCAGACGCTGACCGCTGTAGGTCTGATACGGACGCGCACTCTCAAAGAGTCCTCGTTGAAGGACTTGCTCGAAGTACGGCTGAACGTAAGCCGGGAGATTGCTCTGGGTTACTGTTGAAGTGACCTGTTGTGGGCCACCACCACCGCCGCCGCCGCTACTCATTGCGACACCTCATCAAAATGCTTTTCGAAAACCACCGTCTTCACGGTGTACCCGCGCTTCTTAACATGCGGCTCCCATCCGGGGCGACCGAAGAACTCAATGCCATGACAGCCCATCTCTTTAGCGAACTTGTCTGCTGTCTCATGCATCTTGTCCTCAATATGTCTCATGTGATTCGGCGTCATCGCGCAGTACTGAATCACAAACATCTTTTTCTGTGGGTAAGTCTTGATCTCCGTCATCACGAAACCATGGATCTCGTTTGATTCCGGGTCATAGACTGCCCACAACTGCATCTGTCCGGTTAGCGCAAACCGAACGATGTCATCGATACTCGCTCGACCCATGGCCCACATCTCTGACTCGTTTAAATAACGAATGAGAGACGGGATCACATGACTGATCTTTCCGTAGGGGACGAGTGAGATATCAAAGTTCATAGTTAAAGTTTGTTGTCTATATAGTTTTGTCTGCTATTTACTTTTTAACTTTGTCTTGGTCCTGCTGCCCACGGATTCTTTGCTAGGTAGTCTTTTACTATCTGCTGCTCTTCCTCTGCGGTCCTTCGCGGCGGCGGAACATAGGAAGGTGCCTGATTTGTTAGCCAGTCTCTGCGTACATCAGCCTCATGCTGTAAAGCGGCTTCCTGTAAGTTTCTTAGATTAGGCTGCTGGTTTTGTGCTACCGGAGAAAACTGTGGTTGCACGGTTCCGCCTTGCGTTCTTGCTCCGCCCATACCACCAAAGAACCCACCGCCTAATCCACTAAACAAAGAACTTAGGCCATCTGAATTAGTTGGCTGTCGGCGCACTTCATATTTCGAAGGATCAAAGCCAGCCTGACCATATCCAATGCTGCCTAAATAGTCTTTGGCTCTTTGCTCTGCTTCTTTAGCACGTCTGGCGTCTCGTTCTGGGTTCACATCCATAGTCATGAACATGCCATCCTGAGGATCTTTGAACCCAAGGCTTCGAGCAATCTCTATATCACTTGGTGCCATATTGATTGGCTGAAGACCACCCAATCCTAGTCCTCCGGTTGAAGGAGCAAATGAAGCGGCATTTTTACGAGCCATTAGACGCTGATAGTCAGACATTTGCTCAGACTGCAATTGCCGTTTTTGGGCATCAGCCTGAGCCTGTACGTCAGCAGGGTTAGAAGGATTGAAACGAGTGGCCTCAGCGGGACCGTTTTGACTGGGGACGGCAAACCCTTGGTTAAAAGGGAACATGCCTCTCCCACCAAAGAATCCGCCTAATCCACTAAACATTCCGCCATAAGGCGATCCGCCATAAGGACCGCCGAATCCGCCGTATGGACTGCCATAAGAAGGCATTACAGCGGGCCTTATCTCCGGCTCCACTGTGGGGGTCATCACTGGGCCAAAGAACTGATCATTTGGCCTAGCAGGTAAACCGCCGCCAGTGGGTGCATAGTTAGGATCAGATATAGGCTCAGATGGCATCACGCCTGTAGCAGGATTAGCCCTTTGAATAGGACGAAACATTTCGTCACTAGGGCGCATATCCATTGTCTGCATTCCCGGACCACGAGGACGGTAGTCTGGATTTAACTCCATACCCGGAGGCGGTTGTTGTGAAAACTGCGGCGGAGCAGGAGGCTGGTAAGGGTTCTGCCTTGCATAGGCATTACCAGGACCTTGATTCTGGAATCCGCCAAACTGAGGTGGCTGGAAACCAAACCCACCACCATATTGTGGTTGCTGGAATCCACCGCCAAAAGGTTGTCCAAAACCACCACCATACTGGGGTGGCTGGAACCCGAATCCGCCGCCAAAAGGCTGACCGAATCCACCACCGAATCCGCCAAAACCGCCCATCGGTTGGCCGAAGCCACCCATCGGTGGGCCGAATCCGCCAGAGTATCCGCCGCCTCCGCCGCTAAATCCGCCGCCGCTACTCATGTTTAATTGCTCCTACGGTAGGGACGGACTTGTTCCGTGGTCCCCATAGTTTTTTGTCGGATGTCATCAACCAGTCCATCGAAGAACTTGGCTCCATCTCCTGAGTATCCGCCGCCTGCAAGAGCAACCGCATCCGCAGGGATGATGTATTCACCCGGAGATACCGCTACAGGACGCTGTGTTCCGATCATTCCATTGACAAGATCATCTTGTCCGCCGCCCATGCCTTCGACCATGCCTTCGGTCTGTGCGCCCGGAACGATGCCTTGGAGAACCTGTTCGCGAAGTTGCATGAACACCTCCGGTCCATACTGCTCAACGAACGCACGGATGATCTGATCTGCGTTTTCGATTTCACCTCGGATCGCCGCTACCGTCATTTCGACAATGTCGTTTCCTTGGTTCATGGAATCTGCGCTGTTATCGATCATGCCGCCTTCGGCAAATTGACCGAAATCACCGCCGCCCATGTCAAACTCAGGCGCTGCTTGCATGGCAGGCTCTTGAGGAGAATAACGAGCCATCTCTTCAAGTATCGCGAGACGCTGAATAATCTCAGGATCGATACCCGGATATTGCTCGACAGAAACCGGCGGAACGGCAACTTGCGGAGGTATCGCAACAGGAGGCTCAAAGCGCGGCTCTGGAATCTCCATTCGCGGTTGCTCAAAGCGTGGTGCTGGCATTGCCGCAGGCGGCTCGAAACGAGGCGGTGGCGCTGCCACAGGAGGTTCAAAGCGCGGTGGTGGCATGGATACTCGCGGCAATTCAGCACGAGGCTCTGGCATTGCTGCGGGAGGCTCAAAGCGCGGTGGTGGTGGTGCCGCAGGACGCTCGACGCGGGGTGGCGGCATTGCCACGGGCGGTTCGATACGAGGCGGTGGTGCTGCTACCGGTGTCGGTTCAATGGTAGGAGTCATCACCGGACCTAAAAACTGATCGCGAGAGGGGTAGCCACCGCCAGTTGGGACAGTCTCTACCGGTGGTTGAAAGGTTATAGGCGGCTCAACAGCAGCCCGGACAATATCCTCGCGAGTGGGCATCATCGGAGCCTCAGGGGCAGGCAACACATAACGCTCTAAGAAATCTGTCGCAGGCGGAGCAGCCTGCTGCGGGGTAGCCGCAGAAACATTACGCAATTGACTGAGAAGATCTTCGACGTTGCCAAAATTATTATCAGCGACAGGCGCTGGCCCAAACTGGGGTTCAGTCTGAACTGGCGTGTTTGGGACAGGGTTTGCCTGTTGTCTCAGAAGTTCTTCGAGAAGTTTGGTATCGAATGCACCCGTTGTAGGTTGAGTGATACCCGACAGATCGGACTCGTCGAATCCGGGGGTTCCACCCGGATAGTTCATGAAGTCCTGCTCGTTGGTAGGCTCAGGTTCTAAGCCCTGCTCAACAGTCGGACGTGTTCCTACTCCAGCGCCGGGACCGACACCTACACCGGGTCCGGGGCCAGCACCACCGGCACTTGGACCGGGTCCGGCACCAGCACCGGGACCAGCGCCTACACCGGCACCCGCCGCAGGACTTCCATAAAGACCCCTAAATGCTGGGAATCTGCTAAGGAAGTCTTGAAAGTTAAACTCCCCGGTATCTACTCCAGCGGCAAGACCGGTGCCTTCATCAGGTTCTCCACTCGGTCTTCCGCCCGGACTTGTTCCGGGAGGAGTGCCAGAACCCGGAGGCCATGGCGCACCCGGAGGCCACCAAGGTGGTTTGCCGCCCGGAGGAGTTCCGCCGGGAGGAGTTCCGTCAACAGGGGGCTTGGTCTCCGGGGCGGGTTCGCGGAAATACTGGAATTCGCCCGATATACCGGGGAGATACCCCTGTCCACCTACATCCAATGCCGCATAGGACGCTGCCGGGGGCGGAACATACTCCGATCCACGCAGGGATAACTGGACGTTCTTCGGGTCAGGGATATCGTAGGGAAGAGAACCAGCAAACCCGCTAGATCCTTCATAGCCTGCGTTGATAGCCGCTTGTCTGATGGCGTTCTCAATACCACCACCTACGGCGTAACTATCTACATAGCCGCCTTGGGCATAGCCCACGCCCGGATAGGCTTGACGGACTTGGTTAAACACATTGCCCATTTGGGCTAGAGTTTTACGACGTTCAGCAGCCTGCTGTTCTTCGTAATCCCTCATGCTGCCACGACCGGCCTGCTCCATTTCACGAGCCATGCGGCCAGTCTCACCAACGTACATTGGGAGGAATGAACTGGGCGATGAAAGTTGGTTGAGGAATGCACCGGGTTGTTGGAACGGAGCGGAAAGCCGTTGCATTGCAGTTAGGTCAGGAGGCGGAGTAACGGCTGGGGATGCTGTAATCCCTGCGAAATCCGGAGCCGCTGCCATCTGTGCGCCAGCCATGCCCGGAGCGAATGCGGTGGGTGTGCTTTGCAGAGCGGACTGAAGGGTGGCATCTGCCGCCAACGGATTCATGGTCGAAGCCGCAGCGCCGGGGCTAAATGTCGTAGCCGCATCAGTGGCGGCTTGCGTGGCTGTCTGCGTACCCGCCTTTGACAGCGCATCGCCTGCCGCGCCAAACGCCTGACCCAGTCCGAATCCGGTGATGCCTGAGAGAATCCCCTGCTCCAGATCGCCCGTGACGGCGGCGGTTGCGAGACCTGATCCAACTGCACCGGCTGCGGCGGAACTCAATCCTGCTGCGCCAAGTACACCAGCGCCTGCGCCAGTCAATAAGGATGATCCAAGGAAAGACCCCAACAAGGGGGCTAGGAAGGGCAGGAACGCTTCTGGTTGTCCGGTCTGAGGGTTCCGGGTCAACTGCCCGGTCGGGGACAAACTGGACAACATCTGAACCTCAATCGGGTTCATGTGTACAAGTTGCGAGTCACCGAATCTGCCGTACTGGGCAAGTTGGTTCGCGACTCCTTGGTATGGGGCTTTATACATGGCAACTCCTAGGGTTGCGTGGAGCCACGGCTCCATGGATTCTGGTGGAACGGCGTTTAAATTTCAATGAGATCAATAGGTCACAGGTCATCATACAGAGCCTGATTCGTAGTTAGAGATCCATTCAACGGTCAAGATGATGGATGGAATTTCTGGAATGTTCCCGGATGCGGCTTCTTGCAGGATGACCACATTGGTATCCGAAGACTGCCATGCCAGTTCGAAGTAATCGCCGCTTACCAAAGGCAACAGAAAGTTCCACGAGGGAACGATTTCTGAGTTTGGTCCATCGATAACGATCTTGGTGGCTGAGTAAGAAACATTGACTCCGTTGATTCTCGGCCAAATGAAGACAGCACTGGCACTTCCGCCGGTCTTGTCTAACTGAGCAGAGAATTGAAAATTGTAGATTCCAGAATCTGCTATGTAGATCTTGGAAGTAGGAATGCCTCTCTGAATTTGAAACTCACTGACTACACTGTTGAAAGTGAACAGATTGACCGTATTCGCTACCGGATTGGTCTGGGTCGTGGTGTCGTAATACGAAGCATGAGGGGTTGGTGCGTTGACCTTATTGGCAACTGAGTTAAAGAACAGCCTCAAGACGTTCGAAAACTGATCCTGATAGCGCCTTTCATACTCCTGTGGAGCAATCGGCAAGTTCGGCGGGGCGACATTAGAAATGACTCCCATTAGCGTCTTCCATCTGGTCTAATGTCTAAACGCATCGCACCCATCTGCCATGCCACGCCAAGGTCAGATGAGGTCACACGGAGGGCTAACTGCCTACCCCTGATGCGGGTATAGACCTGCTCGGTGTATTGTTGTACAGGAACAACAGATGTTGCCTGCACAGTATCTACGTCCGCAGTTCCGTACAAAGCGCCGGGGTAGTTATGCGGGTAAAGACTGAGCGTGACCGCAGGGGTGTTGGTGCTGGAACCCAAGAACTTCACGTCCGGAATGATTCTGGAGACGAAACTAAACTGGTCTCCATCCCCAATATCGAAGTCCGCAGTCTGGATGAACGCCGTAATTGGCTGCGCCACGCCCGTCGAGACATCGTCCCAGCCGACTTCATGGAACGCTACCTGATTGGGGGCATTCATGGTCACAGACGAATATGCCGTATGCGAGGCCGCAGTGGTGGTATTCGCGCCTCTCACGCAGCCGGTCAGAGCATTACCGCTAACTCCAGTGTAGGTGATCTCTTCGCTTCCAATGACAATTGTTCCGACGTTCGGGAATGACGATGCATTGAGCAAAGTAATGGTCGTATCGGTCGAGTTGATGGCTGCGGACAGATAAGACTCTTGGATGCTGATTGCCAGCATCGGGTAATCACGGAGAGTTTGCTGAACGAATGCAGTTCTGTTTAAACTTCCGTAGTGCCAAGTGCCGTCTTGGTAATTGAATGCGACATAGAGGTTATTCACCTGACTGTCGGTTCCGGGGTAGAACCACCAGATTTCGCTATACGCCTCATTGATCCCACACATCACCTGCGAGATCTGAGACTTGTTTAAACCTGAAAAGACATGCTGGCGCAGGCTACAGGGGAGTGTGTCAACACGTCCGTTGTAGACGAAGAACTTGTCGGTTCCCATCCAATAGACCGAGTTATTGACCGCGATGACAGAGTTCTGGGATGCGACAGAGATGTCTTGGTCAAGAAGGTTGATGCCCCACACAAACGGCGGGCCAATGTACTGCATGGAGTAGATGGCCGTATCCGTTAGAACCACGATCTCCTGACGGGTCGATACCGCCGTCATGATCATGGAGCCGTTGGTAATACGCTGTTCGCCTGCCTGATTGGTCAGTTCCGGAACCCATTCATAGGGATTCTCTTGGTCAGACCAGCGGATCAAAAGCGGGTCGAATGTCGTATTGAAATCTAATGGGTTATAGGGCTTCGATCCGAAGCAAATGAAGAAGTCTCGAACAGGCGATGAGTTGATGACCAAGGTCTCATCGGGTGCCTGAAGACCTGAATACGATGCCGTCACCGCCACAGTTCCGGACCCTGTGGTTGCCGCAGAGAGCGTCAGGGACGTTGTCCCAGTCCATGCGGTGGTGACATAGGCTCCAGTTGGAATACCGCTACCGGCGATTACAGAGCCTGTGTTGATGCCTGTCGCATCCGCAACCACAATGGTCGTAACACCAGAGGCAAAGGTTGCTGTGGTAGCAACCTTGGGAACTGAGTTGATCTTCGATCTCAGCGTTACCGCACGGGACCATGCGGATGTATCGTCAGTCCAGTAGTAGAGACCGCCGTCTCGTTCAGAAAAAATCAGATCATCGCCATAGTTGACGATGGACCAGAGTCGCATCGGCAAACCAATCGGGGTGCTGGAACCCCATCCACCGAAGCCCCATGGACCGCTACCCCAGCCAATGGCTGAAGTCGCTATCGCAGGACCGGCATTGATGTAATACGTTACAACGACCGCTGAACCTCCACCCGTAGCGGTCGAAGTCGCGGCAGTGGAGGCAATAACGGTGTAGGTGCTATCCGAAGGAACACCCACAATTTCGTATTCGCCGGAGAGCGTGATTCCGCCCACTGCCGTCGCACCGGAAATGCTGATGTAGGTTCCGACCGTCGCGCCGTGAGCCGCCGCTGTGATGGTGACTAACTTGCTTCCGTTGGTGGTCGCAATGGGATCAGTACCCAGAGTAACCGTTGTCCTAACTGGGGTGATGTCATGGTAAACACCGCCCAGTTCGACATAGAGTTTCTGGTTGGTCGCCAATGCCAGAAGATTCTGCGAAAGCAGGGTGACATAGTTCCACATGTAGCGGCACACCCCATCGAAGGTGTTGCCACTTGAGGTGATGTTTTGCCAGCCGCCTATCTTCTGGGCATATCCACCACGGAACCTCACCTTCTCAGAGATGAAGAATCCGCCCTCTCCGGCATAGTCTGTCGTTTCTCTGTTAACTCCGGGGTTAAGTTGTAACTTCTGCAATGGCATGGTTACACCTTGCGTTCAAAATGCGGAACATCTTTAAACGATTTCCAGTTACCACCCCAGTTGTTTTTAGGATCAAGACTCTCCCAGTAATCACCGACAGGTTTCAATGTCGGAATGTCGTATGTCAACTTTCCGTCTTTGAAGAAGTTAAGATCAATGGCACAGCGACGAAGATGAAGTGAGTTCATCGTCTTACTGCGGCCAGTCTTCATGTAAATCTGTTGCTGCTCTTGTGTGCGGAACAGTTCTCCGCCAGTCACAACGAAGCCAAGTTCAGTCGCTTTGTTGATCAGTTTGGCAACGTCCAAAAGGAATGCAGCCTGCTCTTTTACGAGACTCATAGCCCATCCTCCATGGCTTTCTTCAACTGATCGCTCTTCTCTTTGCTGCCCTGCGATGAGCCGAAGTAGTACGACACGATCTGGGTCGCTATCGCTGATAGAACGCCAAGGACGTAGATGAGGATGTCCTTTCGAGAAGATTCAACTGGGGTGTTGTCAAACATGACAACGCCAAAGAGGACGAACGTCAGGAGAAGAATGGATAGGGCCAAGACCGGGGTAACGATCTTGTTAAGAAGCGGTGCTTTGTCAGAGGTTGCGATCTGTATCTCACGGTCTCGTGCGGAACCTACGTCCTTTAAACGCATCTCTAGTTCGGTAAGATCCAGTTTGTCTTCTTCCAAGCGAAGACGCATGAGTTCTTCTTCATGCTCCATCTGGGCAATCTGAATCTTGGCAAGATCCTCGCTAGACATTTCTGGCTTCAGTTCTACACCGAGTTTCTTCTCGACATAGTCTTTGCCTTTCGCCAGAACAGCATTGGCAACAAGGTTTAAACCGTTTCCAAGCAACGGCGTGACAATGGCAGCGAGAGCGGCTGGGATAGGCATTAGTCTTTATCCTCTTTGCCATCCAATTTCTTGAAGATAAGGCCAAGGGTGTCATTCACCGACCGGAACCCTTCCTTCATGTCCGTCTTGATTTCACGGACTGCTTCGCGGAAATCATCCCGGCGCACGAAGTCTTCATGCATTTTGGTATCCATCGTCTTCAAGTCCTTACGAACTTCCAAGATGGAATCCCAGATCACTTTAAGCGCCCAGCCGCCAAGGAATCCGGCAACGGCTACTGCCCAATTGAAGACAATTTGATTCATGGCACCTCATGCCTTTTTCTTGATGACTCTTAAATTGTTGTCTACGACCAACAAGTACACCGCGCAGAGCAGTCCCGTAATAAAGTAATTATCCAAGTACCACAGCGCCCAGACCCCGGCCAGTTTAACCACCACCATCACCGCGAGCGGATCGGCGTAGTTGAAAGCCTTGGCAAGAACCGGGTTCACCTCGCGTCCTCCTAACTTCAAAGCCTTGAGCGTCGTTGCAATGTCCAACACTTGAAGGGCTAGGAAGATTAGGAGAAACGCGACGTTGATGGTCATTGCTTGACCGCTTCTTCCGGCTTCGGCAACTGCGCCTCCACCTGCGCCTTCAGTTTCTGCCAGAGCGGGAACCCGCCTTGACTCGTCGGGAGGCTACCCAGCAGATTCACGATGGCGACGGCTTCTTCAAGCGTCATTTCTAACTTTGCTTCGGAC